CATCCGGGAGTCAGAACCATTTGGAGAACACACTTCACTTAAAGATGGAACAGACACAACTAGTTATGAGTACTACAGCATCAAGCGCGCTATTGATATGTGCGCCGACCCCGAGGTTGTACAATATGATCTCATGACCATGCCCGGCCTTCGCCACGAAGGTTTGACTGGTCACATGATCAACGTTTGCGAAAACCGCGGTGACGCCATGGCGATCATTGACTTAGGCGATGCATATACACCTCGCACAGAGTCAACCGACAAAGCAGAGAACAGAGGAGCAAATGTAGATTCAACAGTTTCAAACTTGCAGAATCGTGCCCTCAACTCAAGCTACGGTGCTTGCTACTACCCATGGGTTCAGATTCGTGACACCATGACCGGTCAGTCAGTATGGGCTCCTCCATCTATTATTGCTCTTGGAGCAATGTCTTATGGACAGAAGACTCAGGAGCTATGGTTTGCCCCCGCAGGATTCACCCGCGGCGGTCTTACCGAGGGTCGAGGCGGAGTACCCGTCTCAGCCGTTAGTCACAGGCTAACCTCTAAGGAGCGTGATAAGCTTTACGAGGCTAACATCAACCCCATTGCACAGTTCCCCAATGAAGGAATTGTAATCTTTGGACAGAAGACTCTACAGGTAACACCTTCTGCTCTCGACCGAATCAACGTACGTCGCCTAATGATTTACGTGAAGCGCGAGATTGCTAAGATGGCCTCCGGACTTCTGTTCGACCAGAACGTAACTTCCACATGGAACAAATTCTTGTCTAAAGTTAACCCATTCTTGGGAAGCGTTAAAGCAAGACTTGGCCTGATGGACTTCAAAGTCATCTTGGACACAACAACAACAACACCAGATCTTATCGATAGAAACATTATGTATGCTAAGATTTATCTGAAGCCTGCGAAGGCTATTGAGTTCATCGCCATCGACTTCGTTATCACTGATAGCGGCGCCGCTTTCGAGGACTAATTCAATAAAGTAAGCTGAGAGAGTAAAAAAGCTCTCTCGGCTACTATTTACTAATGATACAATAGGGACTTCGTTATAAGTCTTTAGGAGGAATATAAAAAAATGAGTTTTTGGAATGAAGCAGCCGTAGAGCCCAAAAGAAAATATAGATGGATCTTGCACATTGATGCAATTCCAGCTTGGATTATCAAGAAGGTAACCAAGCCAACGATTACAGTAACTGAAGTTAAACATAGCTTCATCAACCACGGGTTTTACTACCCCGGACGAGTAGAGTACAACGAGATTGAGTTTACACTTGTAGACCCTTATGATCCCGATGCTGCCAACTCGTTCATGGCCCTCCTTGCGGGCTCCGGGTATGTCGTTCCTGACGCATATGTCGAGTCGACGCAGACCATCACAAAGCTAGCAGCAACAAACGCCTTAGGCCAACTTAAGATTGCTCAGCTTTCAGGTCTTGGTACCGAGTACGATGGCTCCGCACAGGATCCAATTGAAGAGTGGACATTACACAACTGTTGGATTAAAGAAGTCTCATACGGAGACTTGGACTATGAGTCCGATGATATCAACGAGATTACCGTGAAGGTTCGTTACGATTGGGCTACACTTACCCAGTCAGGAGATGCCACTTCAGAGGCAGACGACCGTCGCGAGCGTCAAGACATATAAAGTCCTATTTAATACTTTAAAAATCGCATAACATACGTTATACTGCATATACAGCTAATCATTTAATGGAGGATTAATGCCAGTACGTAACAATGAGGAGCGCTCCGGAGCTAAACACCCGGACGACTCCTCTGCTGCAGTCGCAGCAACAGAAGCTGAGACGACCAATAAGGGTCGCTCCGCACACGAAAAACCCCAACAAGCATCAATGAGCTTTGTAGTTCCTACAGAGTTTGTAGATCTACCTTCCGAGGGACGATACTATCCAGAGGGCCACGTACTTCACAACGTGGATTCTATGGAGATTCGTTTCATGACGGCAAAGGAAGAGGACATTCTTACGTCCCGATCCCTGCTTAAGAAAGGTGTAGCTATCGACAGATTCTTATCGAATATTATTGTTGATCGCCGCGTTAAGGTCGAAAACCTGCTTGTCGGGGATAAAAACGCTCTCTTGGTAGCCGCTCGTTCGTCGGGCTATGGCGCAGAGTACAACACCAAAGTCACATGCCCTGCTTGCGCCGAGACTCAAGAATATGAGTTCGACTTAGAGCAGAACAATATCATCGGGTTCCACACAAACTCTTGGCAGACCAGCAAATATGCCGGCGCTGTTACAGAGAATGATAATGGTACATTTGAGATTGCTCTTCCAAAGAGTAATGTGACTGTGACAGCAAGACTCTTGACCGGAGTTGACGAAGCCAAATTGGCCAAGAACATGAAGCATAAATCAAAACATGCAGGTCATGAAACCATGTTGACGGATCAGTTCCGCACCTACATCGTAGCAGTTAATGGTAGCAATCAAGCACGTGATATTAACACGTTCGTAAATGCTATGCCAGCTTTAGACTCACGGTTCCTTCGGGCCGCGTATCAACTACTGGCACCAAACATTGACCTCACACAGTATTTTAACTGTGATTCCTGTGGCTTTGAGCAGGATATGGAGGTGCCATTTACGGCGGACTTTTTTTGGCCTAAGTCCTGATTACATGGAGAGCGTCTATGAGACGTTCTTCGTACTGAAATATCATGGAGGTTGGAGTTTCATCGAGGCTTATAACCTTCCAGTAAAACTAAGACGATGGTTCTTGAAGCGTTTAGAAAAACAATTTAAGAAAGAAAAACAGCAGATGGAGAAGTCAAAAGGCAAGTCAAGCATGCCCAGCATGTCGAAACCTAGCATGCCGTCGACTTCAAGATAATGAAATAAGGAGCCCAGACTTGAATAAGGTCTGGGCTCTTTCTTTTGTACGAACTAATTATTCAAAGGGCGTGTACCTATTGATCGGAGGATTAAAAGTGAAAGAAAATAAAGAAACGAGGGAAGAAGAGACAATAAACGAAGAAGCCGTTGATGAAATGGTCCCAATTGTTATTGATTTTACCCAGCTTGGACCGGATGGTCAGGTGAGCGAAAGCTTCTTAACCATGTTTGGCTCAGGAATTAAAATGATTATGCAGAGAATGTTTGGAGGTTCAAACGTTCCTGTGTCGATTAAAGGAAATCAAAGACAAGTAAAAGCTTTTGGAAAGACTTTAGCAGGAGAGAAGAAATATTATAAAAACTATGTAAAGTATGGTCTAGATGATCCTAAGACATATAGAAGTAAGTATGCACTGAACAAACAAGTTAGTAAGTTCGAACGCTCTACCGGCATCAAGTGGCCTTTTAAATAGGCCAGCCATTTAGATAAATGAGGCAGTAGTGGTCTGCGTAAACCCCACTCGCATGCAAACTCATATACAAGCGCGTGCAAGGAAGTAACTTTAATGAGTAGTGATTCAGGCGGAGGCTCCGGCCCATCCGATAAAAGTGTGAAAAACTCCCAAGTTCTTATCTCCAATTTGGAGAGAATTCAGGAGCTTAAAGATAACATCGCCGCATCCGAAAAAGAGGCGCAATCCGACGCGCTGTCTGCTGACGAGCGCCGCTATGCTCAAGGGGACGCTAACCGCGGCCAAGAGTTGTTGCATGAAGCGCAACTGCGCCAAGCTAGAGCAGAGTATCAAAAAGCTAAAGATGCCGGCGACAGCGCCGGAATGGCAGCCGCGTCGGAAAGCAAAGCGGATGAAGAAAAATCGCTTGCGGCTGCGAAGAAAAAGAGGGAAGAATATGATAAGATCACGGATGCAACTGACGGGATTAAAGCTTCTACTAAGAATATTGCCGCAGCGCTCACTGGCGTTAGCAGTGCTTGGGAAGGCACAGTCTGGGGTCAAACCCTAACACACCCCGCAGGAATGGTCGCAGGACTCTCTGCGGTCGGAGATGCACTATCAGAAACTTTTAGCATGGCAAACCTAGGCGGGTCAGCCCTCATGAAGATGCAAGAGGCAACGGCTATGATGGTCATGTCTGCATCAAAACACTTCGCAGAAGTCAACAAGTTGACTGGCGCCACTGGCGAATACAACAGCATGATCATCGAGACCATGCAACACAACTCACAATTTAATGTTGACATGGGCACAGCCGCGGCAGCCGTCAGTGATTTATATACAAACATGTCTCAGTTCACAGAGTACTCAAAAGAGACTCAGGCGGAACTAGTTGAAGTTACTGCGCAATTAGAAGCAGTTGGCCTTTCCACTAGCGTTACCTCCGAGAACTTCGAGGTTATGACGAAATCAATGGGCATGTCAACAGACGAGGCCATCAACGCTCAGATGGAGTTTGTTGGCTTAGCCAAAGAACTAGGAGTGTCTGCCTCAAAGATCGGAAAAGACTTTGTAGCAAACCAATCTGTATTTGCCAAATGGGGCGACAACGCGGTCCAGGTATTCAAAGAGGTATCTGCTGCTTCCAAGGCCACCGGTATCGAGATGAGTTCTCTGCTATCCATCACGGGCCAGTTCGACACATTCGAAGGCGCTGCCAACGCCGCCGGCAAGCTAAACGCGATCTTAGGAGGTGGAGTATTAAACTCCATGGACCTCCTTAACGCTTCAGAATCAGAAAGAATCAGAATGTTAATTCAGTCGATTGATTTGTCTGGTAAGAGTTGGCAGAGCATGAATCGCTTTGAAAAAATGGCGGTTGCTAACGCTGCCGGCATCTCCGACATGGCCGAGGCCAGTAAGATCTTCGGACAATCCCTGAGCGCATACGATGCTATGGCTGCAAAGTCTGATGCCGCGGCAGTCTCACAGAAACAACTTGCCGAGCGCGCCGAAGCCGCAGCGGATGTACAAGCCAAGCTGATGCGTATTATGGAATCTTTTGCTGTCGCAGTCGAGCCGATCGTAAATATGGTAATGGGTTTGTTGAACGGTGTATTATGGCTTAATGACGTCACCGGCGGCATGTTTATACCAACGCTAGCAAGCCTTGTCGCTATTTTTGGTCTGTACAGCGCCTATCTAAAGTCGAACTCAGCCGCACTACTAGTCAACGGAGGCATCGAGGCTAATAGCGTTGCTGGTAAAATCATGGTGGCCAAGTCACAAAGAATGGTTAACATCAGCCAAGCCCGAGCATCGATTGCCGCGAAAGGAGCAACGAAAGCAAACACCCAATTGGCGTTCGCCATGGGCAAGCTGATGGTTAAAATAGTACCAATGACGCCAGCTATCGTCTCGATCGGTCTGGCTTTCGCAGCCATGGGTCTAGCCATCGCGGCGCCGTTCTTAGCTATTGCCGTATTGGTATGGTCTCTTAAAGAGATAATAGTCACACTTTTCGAGTTCTCAGACAGAATTATTGAAGTTGCTGTGGGCTTAATGCTCTTAGGACCAGTTGCTATGGTTGTATTACCGATGATCGGTGTAGGCATCGCAGGCCTTGCCGTTGCTCTTTCCCTCGCATGGCCGGCCCTAATCCTCGCCGGCTTTGCGATGATTCCGTTCGCCGCTGGCCTAATGGCCATGG